TCTCTTCGGCTGGCTTTTCAAATACATTCTGATTGCGGTTTGGACGACCTGCTGCAGGCATGTATCCCTGCATAGCGCCCTTTGTGAATTCCTGTGGAACGTCTGTATCTGTTGCAATGCCTTCTTCAAAACGAAGTGGGCCGCGCTGACCAGGGGTTGCTGGTGAGATTTTGCGGTCATAGACAGTGCCTGGACGCTCTGGGAACTTTGGATCTGGTGCAATTGCCATTGTTTTACTCCTATATTGGTTTGAGGACCTCAGTAAAAGTGTGCTATAGAAAGTAGCTACAGTCAGCCTAAAGTCCTATCTAAAAAACGGTGAAGACGACACTTCTATCTGCGGCATAGTCATCTCAATAGTTAAAGCGCAAGCAATAGCCAAAGAGTCTGCGTAGTCATCGTGGGCATGGGCCTCGTCTGGTGCTTTAGCTAGGAAGTTTGGGCCAGTAAACTTGGTCTCTAAATCCTCAAGCTGCTGCCTGAATCTACGGTAACTACGTAGCTTTCTAGTCTTAGCGTGAGCTGGCCAACTAATAAGATCTCTGTCCATAAGGGCCTTTAAGTGCTTCCAGCGCTTAGACTGTTCGGGCTGACTGCTACCTACAGAGAATACCTCTGCTCTAGGAAGCAAAAGCTTCAGCCTCTGGGCTACCGCATCACCGACTCCGTTAGCATCTACCCCAACATACATAACGTTGTAGTTCTCTAAAAACTTTACAATCTGGAAGTACTGATCTTCCCAGTCGTCCCCTTGCAGCTCCAACCAGTTGAGCACTCTATGATCAAAGTAGCCAAACTCATCTGGGCGATCCCAGTCAACCCAGACAACGGTCACTACAGTAGAGTCAATCTTACGGGCAGGGTCAATTCCTACAACTACTGGGGTTCTATGCCAAGCGCGTTGAATCTCCATAGAGGTATCGCCAAGCCTGTCCATGGTTGTAGATGTAACAAACATGCCACGCTCAAGAAGCCACTTACAGTTATACGACATCTGGAACTCGTCTGAGTCTTCACCGATACGTAGCTTCTCACGCTTAATGTGCTTTTCGTAGTTAGAGTTAACTTTAATAACATCTCGCCAAGTCCACTCAAAGTGATTCTGACGTTTGGTGCGCGCAGTCTGTCGGCGTTTATTAAGCATGATGCTGTTGTAAAAGTTATTTTTATGCGTGGTTGGCGTGCCTGTTTTAACCATAGTTCCAGCGTAATAAGCCAACATAGGCGCAATGGATTTGGATACTACAAAGTCATCTGCCTCTTGGCACTCATCGATAACAATAAGATGGAACGACTTAGATTCAATCTTTGCTCGTGGGTTAGCGGTCATCATCATTAGGGATGAGCCAGAGTTCTTTAGCTTAATCTGGCGAGTAACTCCTGCTACACGGCCTACGCTGTCATCGATCTCTGGGTCACCCAGGATCTCTAACGCCCTATCTGAGGTTAGGCGGTTTACAGTACGGCCAAACAAAGTTTCTACCTGACCCTCAACAGGCGCGAACATACCCACCATGATGCCGTCTTTAAAACGCCCAAGTAGATCTGGGTACATCTTGGCCAAGCGTGGTAGCAGAACCATAAGGGTAGCTACAGTATTAGCAATAGTCTCTGATTTACCTGATTGACGGGCTGCCAAGGCTGTAATTTCTTCACTGTCATTTATGATTACCGACTCAATAATACGGCGAGCAAGAGGCATCTGATATGGATGAAGTTCGTGTCCAACTAAGGCTGTTTGGAATTCAACGCAGCGATCAATGAGCTTGTTGACAAAAGCTTTAGATAGCTCATCAAGCTCTATCTCTTCTTCTTCTACAAACTCTTCGTCTTCTATCTCATCAGGATAGAACTCGTCTTCGTCTTCTATTAGTTGGTCCATATAACCTTTAGTTTATTTTAAAACAAAGAGCCTAAGTCGTTAAACCTAGGCTCTTTGCGCCATCTACGGGGAGAGGAAGAGAGGCGTAGACAATTGTAACAGAAATGTCTATTTATCGACAAATCGGTTTAACGGCGCGGCGTGCGGTTTCTAAGGGTATCCACCATTGCATGCAGGGCTTCTGCGCCCTTAAGCGCTTCATCTAAATAGAGTTCATCTTTACTGCGTTGATACATAGACAAGCAACGGCCAATCTCGTAGATAGATTGATCTAACCAACCCTCAATCTCAGCGGTTTGTAGCCTAGATACCCGTTTGGAGACCTTTTCTGAGAAAGGCTTCTCCCACACCTTACTCCGAGAAAAAAGTTTCATTAAATAGTCCATCCTGAGGGCTCCAAGCATTGCGGCCTCTCATAGTCCTGAATAGAAGTGCGTCAATAGAGTCTTCGTCATCTAAATCAATGTTGGGCTTCTTAAACCAAACACCAAAGTAAAAGCCTGGATGAGTAAACGGTACGCGAAAGACCAAGCACTTTCCAAGCCGATAAGGGCGGTCTGTTTCTTGGGTTGTTCCTACTTCAATAACCGGTAGTAGGTGTCTGTGCCAGTAATCTAGCTTTCCGCCGTATAGTGGTCCGTATGATTTCATTTAGTTCTCCTTGAAAAAATCAGTTGCTTCCCAGTTGCGCAGATCACCGCGCTGAATAGAGGATGCCCTTGCAGATGAGTCACTTAGTCTAGCCACAGTGCCTGCTGATAAGTCTCTTAACTGAGCAGGCTCGTGTGATGAACAGGCAGATTCTAACGTAGGCAGGTAGTCATTAGTAGACTCTGCGTTCTTTAATCCCAGCCAGATTTCAGTAGAAACGTCGTTGTATTGGTGCCAGTGATTTGTCCTAAATACAATATACACAGTCTTAGTGTTTGGGCTATAGGCAATGGTTAACGCTCTAGGTCTAGACGGCTTTCTAGTTGGCGCGGTCTTAGTTTCAATCCCTACGTTAGTAATCTCGTTAGGTATAGTTACCTCAATCTCCGCCTCTTCCGGCTTTGATAGGTACGCTTTTACAGACTCATTAGACCTTGGGGCCTTAAAGAAGTCATCGGGATTTAACGGCGCGGCTTTTCTAGCCATTATTCCTCACAAACGTGATCGGCAGTCTCTGTCTCTAGTACACGTACCATACAGTCACCGCACCTTAAATATCTAGGTGGTTTAAAGTTATTTTGACTTGTTGCTCCAAGAGGAAACTCTGAGCCATCTTCATTGAATGCTGGGGTAGCCACAATTATTTCAGGCTCTCTTAGTAGCTCTGGAGAGAATGGGCCGTAGGCGTGAGTGACCTTATCAGGCACTGGATGAGCCTGTGGAGCAATGATTCTTGTTATTAGATGCGGGGCTACCAAATCTAACTCGTGGTCTACCTCTCGGCTCCTAGGCGTGTAGTTGCCAAAGACTTCGTAGTCTATTCCCACGACTACTCCTGAACGTCAGAGCTCTTTGGTGCAGCTTTCTTCTTAGGCTTTTCTTCTACAGGAGTTTCTACAATAGATTCTTCAATAGTTTCCATAAGAGGGAAGTGACCTGCATTAGCACGGTCATACAACCAAGCTGGGAGGCAAGATGTGCAGTAGTGAGCGGGATTTACCCCAGGGTCAGCCGTTGTGTATGAAGCTGGGTTACTGCAGTTGTCGCACTTAATCGCCATGTAATCCTCCTAAGATCTACAGTAGTATAGCAAAAAGGGCGCCCAATAGAGCGCCCTTAATGCTTAAATGCTTACTTTGCTGGTGTTTGGAAATGCTCGTAGGCGCCCTTAATTACAGGACCAAAGACACCAACTAATGCTGCCCATGCAACCTGCTTGAGGTGGTGATTTCCACCCTGCCAGATCGCTACTGCAGCAACAGCTGTTGCAATGAAGTAGTGCTCAAAAAGAGCCTTTGTCTTTGCGTTCATTATTACTCCTCTAGGTTATTTGCGTAAGGCGTTATGATGTGAGAGTCCGCCTGCACATTTGGTTTAGACGAGCTTTCAGTATGAGATGCTACACCTCCCAAGCCCGCCAACGCAACCGCCACGAGGTGTTTTGGGTCAGTAGAGTAGCCAGTAGCAGCCCAAGTGCCTAAAGCGGCTGTGCCACCAAAAGCCACATGGACCGGGCTGCTGAAGTTAAGCTTTATTGCCACGGATGTACTCCAATACTTCTTTCATATGCCTGCGGAGCTCCTCAATATGGTAGTGAGTCTCCTGATCCAGTTTTAGATCCTTAGTAATAATACGCCTGTCTTCATTCCCAGAACGGTTAGTCGCATTCAGCAGTAGGCCTGAAAGCAGGATTGACTCCAGAGAAACGGTTAGCGTGAGCAGGTTAAACGGGTAGGGGTCAAATAGCGCAAAGCTCATCCACAAAGCCCAGAAGCCTATGTGCAGAAGTATGAACCACGGTGAGCCAAACGCTACCGAAGCCCAGTCAGAAATCTTTTGAAAGAACCTCATTGGTTAGCTTTTGCAACCATAGAGGTATATGTTGCGGCGTCAACGCCCTTACCTTTAGAGGCTTTAAGGTTTTTGTATAGCCCTTGATACACAGGTATAAGCGCAATCTCTTCCTCTGTTAATACGTTAGATACCAAATTAGCGGGCAGCAATCCTGCATTAGCTAAGGCCTTGGCCACTACTAATGATGCACCGCCTTTAGCACCAACTTTAAAGGTAGAAGACCCTGGAAATGGTGGAGCAACAATTACAGTGGGTTTAGTTTGTGTTGGCGCTGCCCCACTTGTATTGTGAAGAACTGCAGCTCCTCCGCCAGTTAATGCAGTTGCTCCCGCAACACCAACAGCTAACGGCTTATTAGCGCTAATAGATTTAGCTGGAGCAGAAGTTCCTGCGTAGTCTGGGCGCACAATAGCCAGTACATAGAGATATGGCCTATGACGACGATAGCAGCCATCTCCATTTGCTTGATTTCCTGAGTAAGACTCTGGCCCAGTGTTAAACCCAATAGTGGTTAGTCCGTCTTTAGATGCGGCTTCTACAAGCTCTACATGGTCAGCAACACCGTTACCTCCCCAAGAGAAGAACACAATATCTCCCGGAAGCGCAGAGTACTTGTCAACTACCTGCTTATTCTTTTGAAACCATGTAAGTCCTGCTGGACAGTAGGCAAACCCTTTAGGTGTTTGAGCAGCAACAAGATGTGAGGCATTAACCTGAGCAAAGCACCAGCTAACGCCCATGGCACAGTAGGCCTCATTTGGAATGCCGTACCACGCACCATAGGGGTTATCGTTTTTTGGCCCCTCTGTAAAGCCTAACTGTGTACGAGCAACGTTTACAATATCAACGCCTGCGGTCATTTTGATTCCTTTACTACTTCTGCTGCTGGATCTGTGTTGGCTTTGCGGTATCTAAATGCCTCCCATAAGGGCGCTGGGATCTCATGTATGCCATAGCGAGTTCTGTGATGCGCCATGCACAAGACCTCTAAGTTGCCTGGGCTTTCAATCCACTCTTGGAACTCTTCATCTGTAGCAAAGTGAATACCAAAAGCCTTCTCAACTTTATGTGGGTCCATGTTGTTTACCTGTGAGAACTCAATATGGCTGTGGTGCAGTTCTGGCCCACCTGAGCAAAGGTCATCGTCTATAGCGCACTTCCATAACCCAGCCTTCTTTATTCTATCTTTGGCTTGGTTAAAGAGGTGATAATGGGGGTCGCTCTCACGCGGCTCATGCTCAGGAATAGAAACGGCTAAATGCAGATTCATCATCTGCTTGTGGGCGTCTGTCACTGGTATATCAGCCTCTCTGCTAGATCCCCTGGGACCACTAGATAGTCTGGTTTGTCTAGTAAAGTGATTCCAGCTTTATCGTAAGCTTCAGCAACTAGCTCTGAACAGATAAAGCCGTCTTTCTTAGCTAGGTAGGTAAAGAGAGGTAGGTTTAACTTAAGACCTAGGATTCTTAGGGCAAGCACCAAAATTGTAAAGAAGTCGTAAGGCCGACCAACAAAAGAAGTTGCAATCTTTGCAATGTTCTCTCTTTGTATATCAGTCAGATCCTCGTGCTTATTCCATGCAATGTCTTTGTAGTCAACAACGTTTACAAGTTTTACTCCAGTGGGATCGGCGCTTACAGCTTTGCCATTTCCCACGTAGACTATGGCGTGATTCCAACGACTGGTAGTGCCTACACGGATTAGCAAACCAAAGAACCCGTTAGTCTTTACTACTCCGTAGTCGCCTAAACGAGGTTCGTACATGGTCTCTCCTTAACTACGGGTCTCTTCAATATGAGATTGAACCCGACCCTCTAATCTAGAAAGGTCTTTGACTACTTCTATCTGATGGGTGCGAAGCTCTTTAACATCACCCTTAATCTCTTTAATATCTTCTTTAACGCTTTTGATGATTGGCAGTATCTCTAGCTTTACAGCGTCATTTAGTGAGCCGCCGTGATTAGGCTTTAGCTCTTCCAAGTACT